AGAAGTTCGTTAGCTGAGTCGTGTGCTATTTTAAAATCATTATCAAAAACTTCTTCAAGCATTTCTTTAGGATAAGTAGTACCCTCAACAAAATTATCAGTGGGTAATACAAGATGGCCATAACCAATAGTAGCAAAACCCAAACTGTCGGAATAGACAGTATCCCTAAACCCTTCATGTTCTTTAATTCGTGCCTTAATTTCTTCCATATATTATTTTTCCAATGAGTTATTATGTTTATAAATTTTATCATAATTAATCATAAAATTAAATATATTATAAAAAATGCATTATTCTTTTGGATATTTATTTTTCACTTCTTGTCTTAAAGACTGTAGATTTTCAAGTGTTTCTCCACCATCTAAAAGTGCATGAATACAATCTTCATGTGATGGATATTCAGCTTGTCTATTTCTTTTCCATTCTTCTGCATCATACTCAGCTTGTAGTTCAGTTTGCTTTGCTGAAACTTGTTCCCAAGTAAAATCCTGTGTGTCTTTAAAAATAGCTGAACCATTTTCATCTGCACCAGAAACAAATTTTACATTTGCTTTGTATTCAGCTTCGTTGCTTGGCGTACCATTAATAACGAATTGAGCTGAACTGTCTAATGCTTGGATTGCTTGTGCTATGTCTATCATATTTATTTACCCCCTTTATCCTTTAATTTCGAATGCGTTTAACATTGTATGTGATCTAACTCTCCAATCAGATGAAGAATTTGATCCTGCTTTACCATAAACTTTATATGTTACTTCTGCTGTTGTATTTGGTTCGTCTAATTTTGCAAAGTTAGGAGTATTAAAAGCAGCACCTTCTGAAATATCTCTACCAGTTGATTGATCAAATATAGTTGTTTCTACTCCACCAACTGTTCTAGTTAATTGTGTTTGAGAAGTAATGTCATTTGCATCATCTTGTTGATATTGACCATCAAGTTTTATAAATATTTTATTTGATGCACTTGTTGGAGTTATTGAAAGTGATATTGCTAAAACATAACTTGTAGAATTAATTGTTGCTGGAGTTGCTTCTCCACTAGAAACAACTTGGATAACACTTCCAGTAGGTAAAGCTAATTTATTTAAAGTTATAAGTGCCATAATTAATTTCTCCTATCCAGCTATTTCCATTAGTGTAAATGATGTTCCGATTGATTGTCTGTTTATTACTAATGAAGCACTACTATTACTTGTTTTTACTTGATATTGAAAAGTAACTGCGCTTGTTGTGCTTGGTGAATATAATACATTAACTGGAACAATTATTCCAAATTGCATACCACTAGCGCCATAATCATAACCACCTAAATAAGAAGCATTATCCGCATCTCCATATATTTCAGTGTAGCTTCCACTTCCAATTTTTGCTTTTACAGACATACCCATTCTTGCATCATAAGCACCATTGTACGTACATCTCATTGGAAGAATACCCATACAAAGAATTTTAGAAGAAGTTGATGTAGGTGTAATTGATGCTTCAAAATTTGTACTATTAAAACTTACAACAACTGATGAGGTAGAACTTGTAGTAAAAGTATTTGTTCTATCTTCTACATAAACAACTTGCAAGACTTTACCAGCAGATGCAAAACTTAAATTACCTGAACCATCTGTTTTTAAAAAAGTATCATTAGTTATAGATTGCGGTAATGTTAAAGTATAAGATTGACCAGCACTATGAGGTGGTGATTTAATTTTTACACCATGAGAATTTTCTGCACAATTAAGTTGAATATATCCCTCAGAAACGCCAGACGTTCCTTTAGCAATTAAACTAGGATTAGAACCATCTGAAACTAAATTTAATTTATCTCTTGTTACTGAACTATCGCTTGGAACATTTGTTAAACCTATTCCTAAATGAATTATAAAATTACAAACTGAACTACTTGATACTGCTACTCCAAAGTTTATTGTTGAACCACTTATTGTAAAATTTCCAGATTGTACAACTCCATCTATGGACAGTATAATATTTTGAGGAGCTGATGGAACAAATGCTACTGAATTTTTTGTTAAAGAATATGAACTACTTCCATCAAAAGTTATATTATCAAGAGTTTCAACATTACTGATTTTATCAACTGATCGGCCTAAATAATTTCCCATTACTCACCACCTCCATTGTCAATAACAGTTCCACCATCTGCTATCCATTTTTGTATTGCTTGGTAATCTTTGTTTGCTTCGTCTAGTGGTACATGAAATATAATTCCATTTTCTACAACTTTATAATTATCAAAATTATTTTCTATATCGTAAACTTTAGTAACTGATGTAAAATTTCTATCCATAATTATAACTCCGAGTTTGCTGTTATATGACATCTGATAGATGCTGATTTATTTATAGTCGTATCACTTGCATGAAGATGAGCATATTTCTGACTAATTTGAATTGCGGCTATATCTTTATTAACATTACTGTCAGTTGTTCCAGATCCAGTTCCACCAGTAACTGGATTGAAAACTACAATACTTGGAGCAGATCTCATTGGTACTGGATGAAAAATTTGTAAAGATGTAAAGTTACTTCCATTATCAGTAAATCTTTGAGGAACTCCTGTATAAGTCGCTGTACCTGATGCTGTTCCATAATCATAAGTCTGGTAGTAATATCTTTGACAAGCATTTAATTGATTTTGAAAAGGAATATGCTCAAAATCAGATGCGGCTCCGACCTCTAATTGTACTGCGGTTACATACCATTCGTTTGATGTGCTATCTGCAAGATTGACTTGACCTACTGCTCTGTTTGCATTTACTGTTGAACCCCAAGATGCTCCTAAAGTTCCAGATGAATAAGTAGAACCAGCAACTAACCACCAAATAACTCTTAAACTTTCTGCACTATCATTGTTTAAAACTCCAGATGTATCTCCAGCAAAAGTTATAGTTTTCTTTTCCCAAGTGTCAGCAGAGGAAATAGTGTAAGATTGTGAATTTGATCTACTATTATCTGTATCTAAAAATTGAACAATATAAGTACCAGTTTTATTTGATTTTACCCAAAATGATAAAGTTAAACTTTCAGCAGATGATGTACCTTTTTTAATGTATTGTAAGTTTTGACCTTCAAATCTTTGGTTTATGTACATCAAACTTCCAGCACTTAAACTTGAATTAGCAGTTGTGCAATCCATCTTTAAAGATTTAGCGAAACCTTGACCAGTTGGTACATCAGTTGATTGTGATTGTGTCCAAGTTCCAGCAGTATCTAATTGTAAATTATATCTATCAATTGTTTCATAGCCACCAGATGAAGTAATAGAACTAGCAGAAGTTCCTCTTTGTGCTATGCTCATGTCACCATTGATAACGATGTTTCTGAAATTTTGTTGGCTTCCTGTAGATAATTTTGGATTAGTAACTATACCATCTGAAATATCTTGTGTTCTTAAAACAGCATCTGCTGGTTTTGTACCAATATAACTCATTATGATACATCTGTTAATAGTTGTAAGTGGACATCAGCATTACCACTTGAATTATCTGATTGTGCTTGAATTTTATCTGATGTTTGTAAAACTACTTTTGGTAATTCGATTGATGAACCTACAGGCAAGGGTAAATCTTTAAAAATAAATTTTCCAGCAGATGCAGAATTATCAAATTTTTTTAATGCAACTATTATTGATGTACCGCCTGTGTTTGATATTGTTCCAGCAATAACTAAAGATTTATTACTTGCAGTAAATATGTCTGTTAAGTTTGCGTTTGATAAACTTACTTGTGCATCACTAAAATTATTAGCCATAAATTAACTCCCTAAAGCTACCGCAAATGGTATCGCATTTGGGTCTGTTTCTGATATTGTTCCTGTTGTTGACATATTACTTGAAATAGCATTAGAAGATATATCTATTTCAAAAAGTTCTATATTATCTGTTCCGTCATTTAGTTTCACTTTTAACTTTCCAGATGTTCCGTTATCTACCCATATTGTTCCAGCAGTTACAGAACTTGGTGCAGAACTTCCTATGTGTGATGAGTTTATTGCATTTAAACTATTATTTAAAACTGTTCTAAAAGTTGCGAATGTTTGATTGTCTATCGCTATTTGTGAAACTTGTGCCATAAATTTATCCTATTCCTCTTGAAGTAAAATCAAATGTTCTGTTTATGCTTGTACCAGATGAGTTAAAAAACTCAATAGTAAA